CTTCTTACCATCACTTACACCAGTTAAATCAAATGATTGTACACCTGATACCGCTTCACTTGTCTTATTAAATGAACCATCTAAGTTCTTACCATCTGTGTAGATATACCCTCCATCTGTAACTAATAAGTTATTATCATCTGTAACGAATGGGAATATGATATCCTCTGTTCCATTAACTCTATTATCTGCAGTGATTGTTTTTTCTATATCAACAGTATTTAACTCTATAACCTTAGTGTTCCCTCTTTGATAATCTATTCTATTCCAATCACCAGTCGTAGAGTAATTCTTATCAGTTAATAATGATGTGTTTCTATTTATATCAAACTCTTCTATTGTGATTTTTGAACCATTATCTGTGAGCTTCTTATATTCACTATTACCAAAGAAGTAATCTACATATACACCACCTAATTGGTTTACAATAGTGTTTCCACCTATAAATGTAAATGCAGTACTTGTAGGAGATGTGCTATCCCAAAAATCAACAATATCTAAAGCTCCGTAAGTACTATAAACACTATGTAATTGAAGATATTTAGAATTATCACCATAATATATTGGTCCTATAGTTGTACTATCTAACCTCTTAGTTTCTTGATAATCAACTTTAAAAGGTCTATCTGCATTAACTATACTATCGCTACCTAATCTATAAGCCATACCCATTTTAGTTATTGGATTCCATGCTACTACTTGTAGATTACCATTAACTAGAGATGCTATGATGTGTGTGTATACTTCTATATGAAGAACATATTTTTCATTTAATGTATTGACAGTTACATCAGTTCCTATAGTAATACCAGTAGTAGAAACATCTGTAATTCTATTAACATTAGTTTCTTCTGCTCCATTTGTATTAGTATGTAGGTAACTATCTATACCTATTAATGAGTCTGTATTTTGATGACTATCAGTTGCATCTCTGTTCTTGATATCAAACTTACCAGCATATTTATTTACTGGTAGAGCTAATACAATAGGTGTTGTTAAATCTTGAGCAATACCAGCATCATTTCTAAATACTTCATTACCATACCCACCACTTCTATCTAACCAATAACCACTACCATTAAATGCTACTGTAAAGTCAATAAAACCTACACCTAAGTCCAATGGATTACTTACACCAGTACCTATATATAAATATGTTAAACTACCTTTAGTAGGTATTATATTGTCTATAGCAACCGTACCTGTACATATACTACAAGCTATTGTACTTAAAGAACTACCAAAATCTAACCCATCTTCAGTATTATTAACTCTAGGATATTTACCAGCTTGACCTTGGTAACTATTTGGTGTATCTAGTAATTCTGTAAATTTACTAGTTGTTGTTAAGTCATAACTTGCACTACTAGCTAAATTTGAAGACCAATTATTCAATGTAATACCAGTCCCATTACACTGAATAGTAAAGTAAATATCCAAAGGTTGTGATGGTATACCATTCTTACCAACTGTTAATAACTTATTAGTATGTATTGTTTCTGTTGATCCATTATTACTATCAACTGTAACACTTCGCTCATAAATTAAACTATCATCAGAGAGTTTTCTACCTCTAACTGTAATTAATCTAGCTTGATTTGTACCTATAGCAAATTCCATATCAGTTTTATAGTTAAAACTAGCATTTAATTTTAATAATTGATTATTTGTAACATCATCTAATGTCATAACATCTGTATCAGTAGAAGGTACTAAAGTATCCCAATCTAAAGTTTGTTCAGATGTAGTTAATACTAATGGTGTAGAACTTCCAAATTCTGCTTGTGCTGTTGCTAAATTGGCAATATTTTGTTGATTAGCATCTATTTGAATTTGTTGGTCATCATCAATTTGTTGTATTTTAGCACTACTATATGTTTTATCTAGAGCTATATCACTATCGTCAATAATATTACCCTCTACTACTTCTTGTAGCTTCTCTGCTAAAGTTAGGGTTTCATCATAAGGCATTTCAGCAGTATTAATTTTTGTTATACTTACTGATTTACCACCTCTTTGTTGTGTAACAGTACCTACTCCAAAAAGTATATCTTCTTTACCTATGAGGTTTTTTTCTATTTCTATCATTATTGAAATCCTCCATTATAAGTTGTTCTACCTTTAGATGCAGTGAACTCTGATACTGCACCAGCTTTGGCCGTACTAAGTTTTTCGGTATACTCTTTTAAGTTATCTGCTCCTATAACTCGGTTTTGCTCATCCCTATCGTCTTTTAATGCAGTACCAACAATCCAATGAACTAATATATCATCCCAAATATCATCTAGAATTATCTCATTTTCTAAATCATCTATTGTATATTTATCTGGATTCTTAACATAATATATTTTCATAGTACCATTATTAACTATATCATTTGGTAAGTCTTGTAAAGTCTCTCCATAATATGTTATATCATATACTGTATCAATAGCTGTAATAATACCATAAGGTGAACTTATTACATTTGTTACTAATTTTTCTGGTCTTGGATATACTTTAAATACTCCTCTATCTGATTTATCATATATAATATGTTTAATCTTACTAGATGTGTCTAAATCCCAATCTATATTAAGATTATCTAAATCAGCATGAGTTTTAAAAGTTATACTTTTACTTTCAAAATCAACCCTAGTAATTTTAATAGCTAAATCAGATATATCATATTTTTGTTGACCTTCAACTAATAGTACATAAGTCTCAGCTTTTAATAATTCTGTATTATATACAATATTTCTAATACCATTATTTAATAAACTTAAAAGTCTTGCATTAGACCAACTTTTACCATCTGGGTCAGCTAACTTATATCTAGCATCTGTGAATATTTCACTTATTTTACTATGTCTAGCCATCTTTTATCCTTTTAATTACTTAAACAAAAAGTCATAAGATTATTCTTATGACTTTTTTATTAAACAATTAGTTTGTATATTCACCAGTAGTTTTTTCGTACTCAACATACTCAATTAATACTGTAATATTACCAGCTGCAATTGCACTTGCACCAACTTTAATTGTAACATCTGAAGGTACTAAATTTACATAAACACCTCCACTTACTTCAGCTGTAGCATCTGCTGCAAGCTCATCATAAGCTGTAGTAGAACCAACTAAAATATCAATTGTACCTGAAGTAGTAACTGCTTCATTCTCAATAACTCTAACTGAAGTAATAAGTGATTTACCAGGTAATTCACCAACAATTGAACCATCTGCTGCTAAGTCAGCAGCAGCTAGAGTAGCAACCATTAAAGTCACTCCTCTTTTTTGATTATTAATTCCAACTCTTTTTAAATCTTTAGCTGCCATCTTCTATCCTTAAATTTCAATATCTAAAGCAATAACACCATAATCGATATCAGCAACTTTAGCTTGTTTATAATCTGAGTTTTCTGCTTTTAAGTTACATTTTGCAACATCCATCCAAAACTCAACTGCTGATTCTGATTTTTTACCAAAATCTGTTTCTTCATATTTATAATCTGGTGATTTACCATTAGCTAACATTAATCCACCAGCACCTAAGATAAGAGCTCTTGATTTTAATGTACTAGCATAATCAAAACCTTCTTGACCAGTCCATGCATTATTAGTAACATCATATTGTCTCATACCTGATAATTCAATATCTGAAGAATCTAATCCCCATGATGCACCTGCATCAGTTTCACCCATAAATGAAGCTTCTTCTTGAATAAGTAATCTACCAATTTTACCAATAATACCAGTAAATGCTCTATTGTTATTACCTCTAACATCACCATTATAAACTAATGATTGGTAACCAGTAGAATTTTTTAACTTTCCTGCTAAAAATGCATCAACTTTTAAAATCCAAATAGGTTCACCATTAGCCATCATAAAAGGTTCTGGTGGTCTTCTTGTTCCACCTGTATTAAATCCAACACCTGTTCTAAGTGTAGTCTCAATATCAGTTAAAACACCAATATCAAAAGTAGTAGAATCTATAATATGAGTTGCAGCTTGTCCAAGGTTACCTTGAGCAGCATCAAATAATGCTTGATCTTTGAATCTTGTATATAAATCTGCAAGTCCACTTCTAGAGTGACTATGAGAGTTAATACTTAAATCTCCAATATTTACACCATCAAATTTATCACCATTATCAACAACTAATCTATAGTCAGTAACTGTTAATTTATCACTAAATTTTTTCTTTTGCTCACCTTTACCTTGAGCTGTAGTTTTACCTTTAATAGCTCTTTGGCTTAAGTTACCATCATAATCAAATACAACTGTATGACCAGCACCTGCACTAATATCATTCTCTTGATAAACAATAGAATTTTTGCTGTTTCCTGAAACTGCAGCCCAACTTGATTTAGAAGCGTTTTGAATTAACCCCTCTCTCATCCATTTTTTTCTAACTAAGTCAGAATTGTAATCTACAACACCTGTTGCCATGTTTTATCCTTTTAATAAACATCATTTTCATAACTTTTTTCTTGCTCTGCTGCACTAGCTCTAACTTCTGAGCTACCACCTGCACCGTTAAAATCTGGTTCTTTTTCACCAGGTTTACTACCAGCAACAACTTTTGGGATTGATAAATAATTATCAACCTCTACTAAATATTCTTCAAATGTTACTTCACCATTAGATAACTTCTCAGTAATTCGAAAAGGGACATCTTTTTTGATAGTATCAAATGTTATAGGAGTCTCTCTGTTTGCATTAAAGTCCGAAAGTAATACTTCACGTTTAGCCATCTCACTAGCCATCTCAGCTTTTGATAATATTTCTTTATTTTTTTGTTTATGCTCTTGGTCTAGCTTATCTAATCTAGCTTTCCATGCGTCCGGGTCTTCAAACTTTAGTGTATCAAGTTCCTCTTGAGTCTTAGCATCAATTATAAGAGGTGTTGTCTCTTTCTCAGCCTTCATTCGTGCAAGTTCTTGTTGACCTTTAGTATACGCTGCTTGCGTATCTCTGAATCTCTTCTGTGTCTTTTCTAATTCTACTTGCAAAGTCTCAAGAGTTACCTCAGGAGTAGCGGTAGCATCAGAATTATTTTGTTCTGTTGGAATACCATATTCATCCATAATTTAGTCCTTATAATTATTAAATGATATTTTAAATCATTTAATATATTATAACCAAAGTTTTATTAAACTAATATTAAACAGAATAACCTTTTTTCTTTACTCTACTAGTTGTATTTTTTTGTGGTTGTTGGTTACTATTGTTATTTCCATGCATTGCCATACCTAAACCTATAGCCATATACTTCAAACTATCTATATTATTACTAACCTGATCATGTTGAGGTATCTTAAGATAAACACCTATCATCTTATCGAACTTCCATCTATATGTTTGTATAGCAGTAATTAATCTCTCACATCTTTCATCTATCAAACAATTATTAATAAAATACCTAAGTGCTTGTATGTAATCCTCATGACTATGTCTCTTCAATAATACAGCAGGTACACCAAGACGTCTAAACATATCTATCCTTGTAACACCTGTACTAAAGTCTCTAACATTAGCATCATGTGGTAAGTATACTACTGTGATATTAAAACCAGAACGTCTCATAATATCTACATAAAACTCTAAACCTTCACCACTATTTTCATATTCAAATACTACCCTAGGTTTACTATTTGGTGGTTTTTGTACAAATGTAAGCACTGTTGTATCATTAACACCTAAATCATATGAAACTGATGTTGGATAATCTTTAAAAGCTAAATCTTTCTGTACTCTTCCCTCTTCAAATAATCGTTTATATTCTTGTCTTAATATAGTACCCTCTACTGATTGCTCAAATGCTTCTTCTGGTGTTGCGGGATATTCACGTTTAATATCTTCACCTAATTCTATTGACTTAGCAGCATACCACCATTTCTGTTGTTGTGTAAGTATTATATCTAGTTCTTTCTCTATCTTATCAAAATACTCTTGTATACTATCTGGTATCACTACTTCCATATTCATAGCACAGTCATTATCATAAACCCAACTAAGGAATATCGCCTGAAAATCTAGTGGAGTTAATGGTAGATTAGATAATGCTTTAGCATAAGCTATAAACCACATCTCAGCAAATAATCCCTCTTTACCCTCAGCTGTAGACTCAATAGTAATATGATTAGATACTGATACTGCCTGGAATGCTCCAGTCTTAAGTTCTTTAGCTTTCTCTGGATATTTCTTAGCTATCTTCCCTAACTCTGAAACATGTAATCTTTGTAGTGTATCCCCTCTAAAGTTACCTATCTTAAGAATTGAACCATTACTAAATGACATACCTTTACTATTGTTTGTTATTAGTGTAATCCCTAAAAGTGCTTTAATATCTGGGTCAAATTCATCCCACATTAATAATGCTCTTCTTGCAAGCTTCTCAGCCTCATCCTGCCCAATAGATTGAATACCAGCTTCAATACCATCATCAAATAAACAATCATCTAGTTCAGATGCTAGATAGTATGTACTAATTCCTTGCTGCCGCGACTTAAGAATAATCTTACGATTATGTTTAAACTTATATGTAAGTTTAGTCTGAGCATCATTAAGCTTCATAGTAACAACTCTACCATCCTTATTCTTAATCTTATACAGATTATTAAGTCTCCAAGCCTTATTACTAAGTTTTGTTTTTACGAATTCTTCCTGCTCTGGTGTTAAATTTTTAGTCTGCATATTTACTCATTATATTATTAATTTGTATCTGAATTTGTGGAGTCTCATTCTCAGGTTTCTTATCACTTATACTCTGCTCTAATTTATCAACTATAGATACTATATCTTTAAACTCCTTAACCTCCCCATACTCTGCATCATTATCCATCCATCTTAAACATTCTGCCATCGCTTTAGTTTTAAACGAATTTATATCATCACGTAATTTATCCACTTCACTATTAGTATTTGAATCTGGCTCAATACCTAATGGTTCTGTAATAGTTTGTATGTCTGTTACTATTGTTTTAGACTCTTCAACTAATGTAGTTGGTTCTGTAATAGTTTGTATGTCTGTTACTATAGTTTCTTCTGCTTCAACCTCTGGTAGGTTCTCTTTCTCCCATTTAGTGTAACCTTTTAAATCTTTTGTACTAATATTATACTTCTCACATAGTTCTAGTATGGTAATATCTGTCGTTTGATATTCGATTTGGTATGATAGGAGTAATGTGTTTGAAAGTGCCATTTGAATTCCTTGTTTTCTCTTATTATATCTTGATTTATATTAGAGTTTGCTTAAGGGGGATTCTTTGTAAATTAATTGAATTGTGATGTATTATCTAAAATTTTATTAGATTCTATGGGATGTGATTAAATTGTGATGAATGTTTGAAAACTGTATAATAAATTTTATTAGATTCTATGAGATGTAATTGAGTTGTGATGAATGTTTGAAAACTGTACCCGTAAATTTGAGCAACCATTGTTAAAAGAATAAAAAGAGGATTGTCTATAGGGGGGTATTGAATATCATTATCAAGTAACAAAAATATTATTATTTAAGCTACTTTTAATATAAATTATGCTATTTATAAGCAAATAATAATGATTATCACCATAAAGTTTTAAATTTATATATTATTTAAGCTACTTTTAATATAAATTATGTTATTTAAAGACACTTGATATTAATTATCATTATTATTTGTATATAATATATTAAAATAACCCCATACTCGCGAAATATGGGCTTTTAAAATTTATTAATATAATAATAAGCCTAAATATATAAAAGCCCATATATCTCAAGTATGAGCCATTTAGGATATATTATATAAATTTTTATATATATAATTTATATATTTTTATATAATATTAATATATATATAATTAATATTACTTTTTAATATAACTTTAATATAAAGTATGATATAATTATAATATATAAAAAGAGAGATATATATAAAGTTTATATATTTTTGTGTTATTTAAAAATTATAATTAATCGAAAAATTTAATATAAATTTAATAATAAGTATGTTATAATTATAATATATTTAAAAAGAATATTATATTAAATTTTATTATTAAGTGAATATTAAAAATTTGAATTAGTTCGAAAATTTAATATAAATTTAATAGAAAGTATGATATAATTATAATATAAATAAAGGAAACAAATGTTAGAGTTAATAACTAATAGTAAACAAGTACTATTAAATAAATTACAAGAAGTAGAGATTTTTATCAATACTTGTGATAGTATAGAAGTGTCTAGAAATGGACTAGAAATTACAGTACAATGTACTAAAGTATTCTTTGGAGGAATGTAAGATGTTATATAATGAAGAAAGAGAACTAATGAAAAAGTATGGTTATACTATTAATGATGAATGTTTTGGTGATAATGATGATTATAGAAACCTTTTTGATTTATATATTGGAAGTAAAGAGCATAATGAATTAGTAGAGAAATATATTGCTCCAGTGAAACATCAAGAGTTTATTAGAGACTTAACTAAACATTGTCAAAAGAATACTGAAGTCTATAATAAAATAGTGGAATTGGCTAGAGTTCTGAGCGGAGAAACGTCTGGTGAAAAATTTGAGAATCAATTTGACTTACTATTTGATAGTTTGATAGAAGTAATAAATAAGGGAGAATAATTATGAAAAAGGTAGAACTATTTGATAAAGTGAATAAAAGTGTACTAGAAGTATTGAATAATAATAAAGTTGATAAATCAGTACAAGCCGAACTATTAGAAGTATTAAGACAACATTTAGAACCAAAAGGTAGTGGAGGGAATAGTCTTCATCCACCTATGGAAATTGATGGAGTGATGAACTATTATTGCAGATGGCACCAAAAGTATTACCCAGAAGAGTTTATGGTTATGAGTAAAGGAAAATCAAAAGGGTATTGTAAAGCTGCAATTAGTAAGTGGAATAAAACTAATAGTGAAATTAAAAAATTAGAGAGTGAAGCTGTTAAACTAATGAGTAGTGGAAATTTTGACAAAGCCCAAGAAGTTGCACTTGCTAGTAGAACATTAAAAGATAATTTTAACAAACCAGAATTCTATTCACAAAAAGAAGATTGGGAAGTATTCAATAAAAATAATAAAAAAGAGGTAGAGAAAGATGACATTTAGAGAAAATATAATACTGCCTGGTACAACAATACCACTCACTACTAGTTTTAGTATTACAGATATTGAGATGCATGCTACTAGAATTATTAGAAGTAAAATGTATACGATAACTATTGTATTGGAGGATGATGAATTACTAAGTGATGTACAAACTAAAGTTAGTGGTATAAGTGAGTTGAGCGATGATATGTTTCAAACATTCGCTGAGATAGATTTAGAAGATGCTGAGGAGCAAGAAGATGAATAAATATGAAAAATATGTACAAGATGTGAGAAATATTATTGAAGGTAGCACTATTAAGACTAATAATTATAAAGAACTAGAAGCTAGTGGATTATTAGATAGTATTAAAGTTGATAATAGAGTTAGATGGATTATAGTTGCATTAAATAAATTAGAAGAACAAGAACTAAAGATTGAAGCTGGTGATAATAGATTAAAGCAACAAATTCTTATACCTAAAATCAATTATTTTCTTGGTAAACTTGAAACTATTGGATACTATGATATTGATGTATCAGATGAAAATTTTGAGAAGCTTAATAGAGATATTGAGAAGTTACTATTAGAATGTGAAAATGAGATGGATGCTGGTACTATGCTTATAGATATGTTGGAACGAATGGGATGTAGTATGGATTCTGATAACTAATTGTGGCTTAATGGATTTTGATAACTATTATTAATTAGTGAAATATATCAAATATCATTAAATATATCAAATATATCAAAATATATAAATAACATCAGATATATCGAAAAAACAAAAAGTAATTATCAATATTTGCGAGTTTAGAAAACTTGATATCGCGATATTTGATATATCTGATGATTTTTGATGATTTTTTGAGTAGAACAGTAACACATTTTGACAAATTTTAAAATTCTTTTTTGGAGTATTTTACACAACTGTATCTCAAATGATATTAGGTATCAAAATAAATATATCAAATATCACAAATATATCAAATATCGCGGATATATTAAATATATAAATTAAAATAAAAACTAATTTATATATTTAATATAATTTTAATATATATTAAGATATAATAACGAATATCAATGAAAGGACAAATACAATGAACTATAACGAATTTAAACAGCAAATAAAACAAAACAACAAAATGCAAAACTATTATCAACTATTAATACACTTTACTAAGGAGATACTACTGGACATCTCACTACGGAATCAAAATAGAGTCGCTATAGACTTAGGATTAACCAGTGTAAAATTTAGTCACCTACTTCCACTACTTAAAGAGGTATTAGAGGCGGAACTATTATTAGTAGAAGCATCCCAGATGGATAATTTAGTACAGGTAGAGCCTCTTGGTAATGCTAAACTATCTCAACTAGTTATTAAATCTAGAGATGAGGAAGTGAGTAGTACACCAGGAGCTAAAGCATTACATAAAGATTTAGTAGATAATCATCTTGGTGGGAGTATAGAATAATGAACACTTTAGTTAATATAGCGACTCTAAGTACAACACATAAGATAGTTACTAAAG